GGCCGGATCGCAGTCACAGTCGCCGCGTCGGTTCGGATCCGGCCGGTCGCCGGCGAGGCTCGTCCGGATCGGCGCGCTCGCTCCGGTCGACGACGGATCGCGGCGGATCGCGTGATCTGGATCGCCGTCCTCGTCGGGATCGTCCTCTCGGTCTTCGCTCTGTTCCTCCTCGCGGCGCTCGCCGCCTACTGGCGCGGTCCGTACCGCGACGAGGCGAACCTCCGCGACACTCGTCCGCCGAGGCCGTCCCGATGAGCGCGACGGCGATCGATCACGGCGCGCTCTCGCGTCCAGGCGCGAAGCCGGCGCTCCGCGAGGTCGAGCTTCCTCCGTGGATCGGCTGGCGCTCGAAGTCCGAGACCGCTCGCGTCGTCCGCTGGATCGAGTCCTACCTCCGCCTCCCGACCGGAGCCGGAGCCGGCTCGAAGGTCCGGATCGCGAAGTTCCAGCGGGAGATCATCCGCTCGATCTACGATTCGCTCGCGACGTTCGTCTCGCTCCCGGCGGCGAACGGGAAGACGACGCTCCTCGCCGCGGTCGCGCTCGAACGGATCTGTCGCGGCGACGACTTCGTCGAGGTCGACGTCCTCGCGACGAAGGAAGATCAGGCCGGGATCCTCGTCGAGTCGGCGAAGCGCTTCGTCGAGGCTTGTCCCGAACTCGTTCCGGTCGTCGCCTTCCACGCGCACGAAGGGATCCTCGAATACCGTCCGACCGGCTCCCGGATGCGCGCGCATCCCGCGAAGCTCTCGGCGATCCAAGGCTTGAACTTCTCGCTCGCGATCATCGACGAGGTCGGCTTCGCCTCGGATCCGATCGTCGAGTCGATCATCGCGCGACTCGGGAAGCGGCCGGACTCTCACGCGATCGGGATCGGGACTCCAGGCTTCGACGGGAACGTCCTCCAGCGGATCCGGTCGCAAGATCTCGACGGCGAGCTTCCCGCCGGCGTGGAGTTCCTGGAGTGGACCGCGGCCTCCGGCGTCGACGTGAACGATCGCGAGGCGTGGAGATCGGCGAATCCCGCGCTCGCCGCCGGCTTCCTCCGGGAGGAGGCGCTCGCCGTCCAGGCCGCGATGCTCTCGGAGCGCGAGTTCCGGACCTACCATCTCGGACAGTGGATCGACGGCGCGTCCGGCTGGCTCCCGGCCGGCGCGTGGGAATCGTGTCCGAACGTCGCGCCGCCTCCGGAAGGATCCGAGATCGTCGTCGGCGTCGACGGAACCTACCGGCGAACCTCGGCCGTCGTGATCGCGACGCTCTCTGGGGAGATCGCCTTCGGCTTCGCCGCGGAGGCCGCCACGGATGACGAACTCCGGCGCGTGATCGAAGACGCCGCCTCGCGCTACCGCGTCGTCGAGGTCGTCCATCCGCGCCGCGTCCGTCCGAGTCTGTTCGCAGATCTGGCGGACGCCGGCCTCCGCGTCGAGGCGTGGGATTCGACGCCGGACGTCGAGGCGACAAGCGCGAACGAGTTCTATCGCGCGATCGTCGAGGGTCGCGTCGCGCACGATCACGACGCGCTCCTCGCTTCGGCGATGGACTCGCTCCGCGTCCGTCTCTCCGTCGACGGCTCGATCCGCCTCTCCCGTCCCGACCGCGGTTCCGTCGACGCCGCGCTCGCCGCGCGCTCGGCTTGGTGGCGCGCTCGATCCCTCTCGGAGGACTCGGCTTATGCAGATTCGCCGATCATCTACTGACAAGCCGCGCCGGCATCTCCTCCAGCGCCGGCGCGACGCCGATCAATGGAGCGAGCCGCTCGGGACCGCTCGGATCCCGCCGCATCTGTTCCTCGGGACGACGTTCCCGCCGGACAAGACGACCGCGGCCGACGTCCTCGGTCTCCTCGGCTACGCGCCTTCGCGTCTCATCGAGCGCGTCGGAACGGCGAACCGATGCTTACAACTCTGCGCGCAACAGATCGCCTCGTCGCCGCTCCGCTACCGCCGGCGGACGCCGGCTCCTCCGGGGAAGGACTACGCGCCTCCGTGGATCTCCGCGCCGGATCCGGCGTGGTTCCCGAACGGGATCCGGGATGCGATCTTCGCGACCGTCTGGAGCATCTACTCCGCCGGCGACGCCTTCCTCTGGACGACCTCGCGCGACGCCTCCGGCTATCCGGCGACGTGGACGGTCCTCGATCCCGGATCGATCAAGGTCGAAGGACAACTCGGCTCGCGCGTCTACTCCTACGGCGGCGTCCCGCTCGACGCGAACGACGTCCTCCAGATCACGCGCAATCCGACCGGCGCGCTCCGCGGAACCTCCGCGCTCCAGGCGTACGCCGCGAACGTCCTCGCCGCGTTCCAGGGAGACTCCTACGCCGGCGAGATCCTCGGAGGCGGCGGCGTTCCTTCGGCCGTCATCAAGTCGGCGCGGCGACTGACGGAGGATCAGGCGAACGACGTCAAGTCGCAATGGATCCAGCGGACGAACGCGGCCGCGCCGGCGGTCCTCCCGCCGGATCTGGACTTCGAGCAACTCGCCTTCTCGCCGAAGGATCTCGTCCTCCTGGAGTCGCGCGAGTATGACGCGAAGCAGATCGCCGCCGCGTTCGGCGTTCCGGCTCCGCTCCTGAATATGTCGCTCGCCGGCGGACTCACCTATCAGAACCCGTCGAGCCTGTTCGATCTATGGTGGCGCGCCGAACTCTCGCCGGTCTCGAAGGCGATCGAGGAGGCGCTCGGACACTGGCTCCCGCGCGGATCGTGGGTCGAGTTCGACTCGACCGCCGCGCGCGCTCCGGACTTCGCCTCGCTCTCCTCGACGTGGATCGCGCTCGTCGCCGCGAAGATCGCGACCGAGGACGAAGCTCGCGCCGCGGTCCTGGATCTTCCTCCGCTGGAGCAAGGCGAACAGATCGCGCTCATCGACGAACCGGCCGGCGCGGGGACTTCCGCAGGATCCGAACCGGCGATCGCAAACTCTGAGCCGGCGACCGCGCCGACTCCCGTCCGGATGGAGGTCGTCCAGTGACAGATCCCGAGGTTCTCGTCCGCGCCTATCCCGCAGATCTCGAGGTCGGCGACGGCCGGACGATCGAAGGTCGCGCGGTTCCCTACGGCGAGACGGCCGAGGTCATCGATCCCGACGGTCGACGCTACCGCGAGCGGTTCGAGGCCGGCGCGTTCAAGCGCTCGGTCCGCGCTCCGTTCCGTCACGTCCTCCTCTACGAACACCGGGACGGGATGATGGATATCGTCGGACCGGCGCTCTCCCTGGAGGAGCGCTCGGACGGCCTCTACGGATCCTGGCGCGCGATCGAAGGTCCGATCGGCGATCAGGCGCTCTCGCTCGTCCGCGAGGACGTCCTCCGCGGTCTCTCGGTCGGCTTCCGACCGCTCGGACCGGGACGCCGCGAGGAGGACGGGACGCTCGTCCGGACGGCTTGTCATCTGGACGAGGTCTCTCTCACGCGCGCGCCGGCGTTCGAGTCGGCGCTCGTCCTGGCGGTCCGGAGCGCGCCTCCGCCGGAGATCCTCCGGCCGGTCGAGCGCGACGAGGAACTCGACGAGAGGCTCCGGAAGCTCGGGATCCGGAAGTAGCTCCTCGACGATTCCTCCGGAGCGGCGTACCCTCCTCGGCGACAACGAGGCGAACACCTTCGCGCGCGGAACACCTTCGCCGGATCCAGGCGAACACCTTCCGGAGGCGAACACCTTCGCGGAGATATCCGATCCGGAGCCGCGAAGGTAGGTCGCTCCTCGATGCCGAATCAAGTCCTCACCCGTCTCGTCGGCGAGCGCGAGCGCGTCTCGCAGACGATCGACGACGTCCTCGCAACCGTCCAGGAGGAGGAGCGCGATCCGACCGAGTCGGAGCGCGAGCTTCTCCAGCGGAACCGCTCGCGACTGACGGAACTCGAACCGCAGATCGTCGAACTCGTCGAGATCGAGGAGCAACGGTCCGCGTCGCGTGACGCGCGCGCGTTCATCGCTCCGAACGGTCCGCCGGCGCAGACGACCTCGGTCACGCCGACCGCTCCGGCCGGAGCCGGCGATCCCGTCTATCGGTCCTTCGGCGAGTTCGCGCGCGACGAGTTGATCGTCCGCTACGATCTCATCCGCAACGCCGCCGGACCGGGATCGCGGGAACAGGCGGCCGAACGTCTGACGCGAGCGGTAGCGAACACGCTCACGCCGGATATCCCCGGCCTCGTCCCGCCGCAGCATCTCGCGCAGATCACGGACGTCATCAAAA